ACCCACCGGGGCAGCAGATCCTTCTGCCTCGGACCCAGTGCCCTCAGCCGATCCCCCGGCCAAGCTTCGTCCATTCGAATCCTCAGCAGCGATTTTGTCCCCTGCTTCGGAGCTTGTGGAACTGGGTTTGGAGGTGAGTCCTTCATGTTTCATCCATACCATGCCCGGGCGGACCTGTCCAGCCCAGCCTTGCGACTCCCATACTTTCTGGAGTTCGCCCATTTGCCCCGGCTTCTGGTAGTAGCTCTCGTCAAACTCAGACTCCTGATACTGCTTGAATCCTGCGCGGGCGTAGAGCGTGGGCAGCAAGCCGTTAGGATACTTCTCTGACTTTACAGCAAAGCAGTCGAGGAGGTTGCCGCCCTGCTTGATCGCCTTGTCAAGGAGCAGCGGCATGATCCCGTTTGCGCCACCTTCGTTGTTCATGACTGAGACAATCGTCCAGTCTTTTGCAGGGTCGCCCGGGTCTCCTTTCCCTGGTCTTTTGAGCGCAAACCAAATCTCACCCTTTGGGGTGAGCGTCTTCTCCTTGACGCCGTTGACTGTGCGCTCGCCCTTGACCTCCCTGATCGGGAGTCGGAAGATTTTCATCTCGCCCTTCTTGAGCAGGTCGGAGATGACCTCTGTCGCAGGCTTTGTGCGAGCAGCTTTCACCACGCCCTTCTTGTTGACGCTCTCTGCCTCCTCCTCTGTGTAATCGGAGAGGGTGATCGCTGCGTCGCTGTTCCGAATGGCACGCGCAAAATCTGCGATGCCAGACTGCCCGGGCCTGCTGATCTCGATCCACTTGTCATTGAGGGCGGCGATTATTGCTTTCGCCTGATTTGGCATCACATCGATCTGTGATTCGTTCCACTGTTTGAGCATCGACGCGGTGATCGTTTGCGTCTTTGCGCCCTCGGGCAGGCGACCGTTTAGGTAGTAGGAATGATTGTCACGCCCCTCCCTGTTCAGAGTATCTCTGAGGTCTGGCATGGCTAGGTTATACGGCACCGGAGTCCTGAAGTGAACCACAGCTGTGCCCGGGGCGAATACATCATAGGATCCATGTGCTGGCACGCCAAAGACCGCACCACTCAGGTCTCTATCCTTAAGCCCTTTTTCCAGCCTGTTGACGTCGATCTCTAGGAGCGAGAAGATGGATCTCTCAGCGACCCCTTGAGAGCTAGCGTCGAGGGTTACCCTGCGGATCTGATCCATCGGAGGAACCCCAAGCCCTTCAGCCGCAGCCGACGATAGTCTGTCGGCGATCCACTTCCGCTGGGGGAAGATCAAGTCGTTGCGGAAGTTGTTCAACTGCGCAGCGGTGAACACTTTTGGAAACTTCAGGATGCCATTGAGTTGAGCAATCGACACTGCCTGCTTCTTGTATTCCTTGAATGCAGCAGCGATCTTCTTGTTCTTGAGCAAAGCCTTCATCTCTCCCCGTGTCGCGGCATCAACCTCGCCACCCACGTCAGGCTCAGCGACATCGCCGCCATCCTCTTCGAGGTCTTCGGAAATGTCGACTTTTAGATTCTTGATCAACGACTCAGCGTTTAGCCCAACGAGGATTTTCTTCTGATCGAGTAGCTTGGTGGTCGCGGTCGCCTTCTGGCTCTCTGCACCCTCGTCAATAAACTTGGCGATAGCTTGCTCCTGGTCGGCGGTCAATCTCCCTTCTGCAACATACCTCTCAAGCTCCGAGAACTTTGCGGCGACAATGGTGGCATTGGATGTGTGGGAGTCATCCTTCATCGCATAGGTCGCGACCAAGAACTTCGGTTTGCCATCCTTGCCGACATACACGATTCCATTTTTTTTCGCGGTGTTGAGCTTACCTGTCCAGAATCCCAATCTGCTTGATGCCCACACGACGTCCTTGTCGCGATATTCTGGCAGCAGCGGGAAAGCTGGACCGCCTTGCGCAAGGATCTTTGCGATCTCTCCAAACCATCCGCCGGCAGCCGTCTTGTCTGCCTCTATTGGGATGAAACCTTTACCGATGAAGAAATCATCGAGGACACTCGGAACCTTCGCCATGTCTGCCAGCATGTTGGCAGCAATGGTTTGCACCTTAAGAGAAAACGTCTCGCCATTCGGCCCAGGATTCTCTTCCGAGAAGGTCGCGCCGACCACGCTTAACGCCTCGTTGGCGATGGCTTCGGCTTCGGCTGCCGCTTCGCTCTCAAGCGCGGCCTGCTGATCCACGCCGAGCAAGTCGTCAATGTACGCGTCATATTCGTCGCCCAGCTTGCCAGTCTTTCGAGCTTCGCGGATTCTCTTTGCCGTTTGCAATACCGAAGCCAAAAGCCGCTTGAATGCGCGAATCCACGCCACCAAAGGCGAATTGTTTTCTTCGAGAGATTTCGTGATTGATCCACTCCCGATCCGCCGTCCATCTTGCAGTCTGCCGAGCACGTCGGCCACGACGATGCGTGAGACGGCCTCTACAAGCGCACGCGGGGCAAAATCTGGCGATGCGTTCACCGCGTCAGACGTGGAGCCAATGAGAAACTTTTCGCCCGTCGCTTCTTCGGCTTGCTGGATAAGTCCGAGCCAATCGCTTTTCTTGTATCGGCCAAGTCGCAGCCCTTCCTTCAGTCGCCCCTCGCTCGTTTCTTCAATAAGAGTGGTTAGGTTCGCGCCTTTAAATAGCTTCGACTTCGACACTCCACCCTCAACCACATTGGAACCGAGAATGATGGCTCTTTCGACAGCATCACGCATGATCTTGATGCGCTCTTCCTGCGACTCTCCAAAGACGTCCGCCGCGATCTTGCGGGCTTCGTCAATATTTACGCCTTGTATGACGTTGGCCGCGATTGCCGCCTTGATGGCGTCCTCTGGAGACATAGAACCACCGCGAACGCGAGTCGCCAAAGAATCTGACGAGCGAGGTGACACAGTGACCTCTTCGCCCTTTTTTTGCAAAATGTCGTCTGCGATTCGGAGAATGGAATCATTGTTGATCCGCTCCATCTCGTTCATGTTTTGCTCAATGACTGGTTGAGCATCGCGCCATGAGTCGAAGGTTGCTTTGCTGCCATCGTTCAAATCCGTCACGACCACCTTGCCACCAGGGAGGAGCGTGTACTCAGGAATCAGACCTTGGCGAGTCACTTCAACGACGGCCTCGGCGACCGCTTTTTGTTGTGTATCAAGTTTGTCCTGATACTCCGCCGCAACTTCAGGCGAACGGCGCGTGAAGGCTTCACGGTAAAGCGCCTGCGCCTCATCCATTTTACCGGCTCTAGCCGCCTCTAAAATCGGCACCGCCTTCACTTCAATGATGCCCTGCTCTCCAAGTCTGTCACGACTACTGAGCAAGTTTTGCGCATCTTTGATGTCGCGATGTGTGGCAATGCCAGCGCCAAGAAGAATGAGCGGGATGCTGGCGATAGCCACCGTTCCGCGAGAGTTCTTCCATCGTTCCCATTCAGAAGCCATATCCAGCCCGGTATCTATGCCAACGGCCTCAAACACAGCCCGCGTGAACGGCATCGTCAAATCTTGAACGCCTTCTTGAGCTTGCTCAAAAACAAAGGTTGCCCCAAGCTTTGCGCCAGCATTTCGCCACGCCGCACTTGTGCCGCTTTTTAGCACGGCTGCGACACTTGGAAGTGTTCTCAAAAGGCCAATTCCAAAAGCATCAATCCCAGCTTCGCTAGCGCCAGACATTCTTGAAATCAACCGCGCCTCGGAAGGTTCAAGCGATGGATTCTCAAGCCTCAACTGATCGTAATTGGCTTCTGAATACAACTGCCAGGAAATCGGCAGGGTTTTGCCGCGCGTCAAGACGTTCACCGCTGTCATCGCAACGGTGCTTCCAATCGCGCCAGAGATCTCGCCAACGGGATCGGAGCTTTCTGCGATGGACCGCAACTCACGGGAAATCTGGTTTTTCTTAAACTCTCTTTTTTGAGCCGCTTCAATGAGCTTCTTTTCATCGGCATCAAGCTCGCGGTATTGCTTGGCAGTTTGACTTGCTTCATCAACGTCCGCTCTTGTCACATCTGCGGACACTGTTCCAAAGGTCGTCACTTTCCATTCTTTAATGAAATCTGCCGCTTTCTCGGCGCTGTCGATTTTTGCCATTGATGTGTAAGCCACACCGGAAGCGATAGGATGCCGAGCCTTTGCCGCATCCGTAATTAACGGCAGCGTTGGCATGTTCGACATGCTTTCAAGTTCCTCGTCTTTGGCAATCCCTCCAAACTTGCCAACGTATCGACCGCCGCTTTCTCCGATTTCTTGGAAAAATCCCGTGATGGCGTTGATTGCAGCGCCAGCTCCGCCCATAGGGCCAGACTCACGAGCGCCGATGCCTTTCACTGCTTTCTCACCTCTTGCTTGAGCCATCATCGTTGCGGCTGTCAAAACGGCTTTTCGTTTTGCCCCTGGCAAATCCAGCAGAAGATCCTCGAAATCTTTCAGCGTTTCTTTGTCACCGTCTTTCGGCGATCCCTGCATGGTTCGCTGGTAAGCGTCAACAGCGTCGGATAAGCCGACGTCGGCAATGACTTCCCGTGCCTGCAAGAATCCACGAGTGTACTCGGTAGAGTCTGGCAGTCGGTCGAGATTTTTGGCCTGCCATGCCTGGAGCGCCGGAATGACATCGTCACCACGAAGCGCGGCCTTTTGGCCTTCCGCCTCGGTGTCCTCTTTCTGCTTCACGCGCTGGAGTTCCTTTGCGGCAGCTGCATAGAAGGCAAGATCGTCCAAGCCCTTTGGAGCCTGAAGAAACCGCGTTGCGTAGTCGTTGCGATAAAGATCAGGTGACGCATTGATTTCGTCAGCCGTCTTGCCGTAGCGAGATGCGAGGTAAGCGGTATTTGCCACTCGTGCCCGGTCGGCGTCAGGATTGTCCGAATAAGGTAGGATAGCAGCTAGCGAAGGCGCGATGGCATCGACCGTCTTCAAGTCATTGAACATCCCGCGCAGGCGGTCTTTCTTCTCTTGTTCGGCCTGCACCTGCGACGGCCATTCAGGCTCGCCGTTGTCGTCCTGCTGCTGTTTGTATCTTTCCAAAAGATCAACCATCCATGGACGCTCGCTGTCTGGCGCGGAGTCAATGGAGCGGATTACTTCGGAGGCTTCATCTTCAAGGATTCTCGGCATGACGCTTTTTGATTTCTTGCAGTTTGGTGGTGATGGGCGGCAAAATTGAGGCTGGAGGAGTCGCGCCTTGAAGGCTGTTAATTGAAGGCATTGCCCCGCTCATGGTTGGGGCGCTTGACGCTTCAACCGATGCCTGCTTCACAAACGGTATTTTGGCAAGTTCGGCCATGCGTTTCATCGCACTTTCTGGTGTTGTCACTTGGCCGGATTGAACGTCCTTTTCTAGCTGGACTCGGATCATGCCGATTTGAGCGGCAATCTTGTCACGCTTGGCAGGATCGTCCTGCATGACCGGCTTGATCTGCTTTGTCGCCTGTTCAATTACTGTCGAAGTTCCAGTCGGAGCGCCCACTGGCGCAAATGGAACCCATCGACGCCAATAAGCAAAGCCGCTGTCTGTGTCTGGAACGACGGTCTTGACGGTGGCTTCTGTGACAATCGGGTTGCCATCCGGCCCGAGAACCGGCTTTTCAAACTCGCCTAATCGCTTTTCATCAAATGCCCAGCGGTGAAGTTGCGCCAACGGCTCCTTCAGAATCTCGGCTTGATTCGGCGCGGTGAATCGTGCGTCGAGGCGCTTCTTCAACTGTTCCTCGTAAGCACCGGAAAACCGCGCTTCAATGCCCGCTTCAAGTTGAGCGCGAGGCAGGCCGGAGCCGTCGTCTTTCAGGTTGTCAATGGCAGAGACGGCAGCCTCGTATTCTGAGGTCGAGTTCATTCCGGCCTTGTTGTGATAGTCTGCATTGTAAAACTTCGCCACGTCACGAGTGAGAGGGTCGAGTTCCTTGATGGCGTCGAACGTCTCGCCTTTCTTCACTTGCCCCAGGTCGATGCGGGTTTTGATGTCGCGCCAAGCGTCGGAGCTTTGGCCGGCCAAAATGTTTTTGGCCTGAACTTTCATCAATTCCCGGTCACCAATAGACACGAGCGAGAACTTGCCTGGATCATCAAGCTCTGTGAGCGCCTTCTGCGGGTCTTGGAGGGACAATGCTTGGAACTCGTCTTTCTGCGCGTTGACGGCGTGCGTTGCGTCAATGCGGGCAAGTTGCGCGGCGCGGTCGATGTCTGAAAGATGCGGTGATTCCTGAACCATTGCTTTTGCGCTTTCGATGTCGCGCAGATCCAGCGCCGTTCCAACTTGCTTGCTCAGTTTATCGCGAGCAATTACTTTGGCTTTGCCATCAAGTTCAAGTCGCAGCGATTCACGTTCTTCGGGCGTCGTGTAATCGTCCGGCAGCAAAGAGAGCGCGGACTGGATTCCTTGGAAATCACCCGAAGCCGCAGACTCGTTAGCGCGATTGACGACAGCTTGCTTTGCTCGCCCAACTGACTGCTTGAATGCTTCGCCCTGGATGGCAATGGCATTGCTATCCGACCACCGCCCAAAGCTCGACGTAAGCCGGAGCCTTGCGCCCTCCGTGAGCTTCATGCCGTCGATTCGTTTTTGCATCTCGGTCTGGCGCTTTTGCCACTCAGGCAACCATTGATCTTGATCCGTGGTCGTTTGCTGGAACTGCTGAAACTCCATCGCATGCCGTCGCATGTCGCCCTCAGCCTCGATGAGTTGGCGCGTGTCGTTCGCCTCCGCTGTCTTTTGCGCCATGACCTGGAACGCCTTCGACGCCTGCCCAAAAGCTTGCCCCCACGCTGCCGCTCCCTCGCCCGCTTGTAGTTGAGCAGGCATAGGAACACGCGCACCAACTGGAGCACGAAGGGAATTGCCGTCGTTGTAGAGAGGGATTCGAGCCATATTTAAAAACCTGCTGGACGTTGAGAGACTGGGCGCGGTTTGTATCCGGCGGGCATTGGGGAGTTGGATGGAGCGGCGCTTGATGCTTTTGGCATACTAGACGCCATGCTAGCCATTTGACTGAATCCAGATAACAGCGTTGCGTTAGCTTGCGCTTTTGCTTGTGAGGATTGTTGAGCGCCCATAGCTAAAGCGTTTTGCGCGGCGTAAGTGTAACCACGGCGTTCTGTATCAGCTCCATAACTGATGTCTTGTAGTTCTTGCTGTTGCTTTACTGCTGTATTGGCAAGAATGTCCAATGGCGTTCCGCTTACTTGAAGACCCTGGCCCGAAATAGCGGCTAATTGCGATGATCGAAAGCGTCGTTGATCTTCCATTTTGCGCCGAGTTGCGACCGCTGTTTCATTTGCTTTTTGCGCCGCTTCTGCCGCCAGCGCGTCAGCTTGCGCTTGTGCATTCAGTTTGGACTGCTTGGCTTGCGTTTGAGCCGCAGAATAATTGGCGTATGTGCTAGCCGCTGCACTAATTGCAGCTATTGCCAAAATAATATCATCAATGACAAATGCAGCAAGAAAAGGAATGAAGTTCATGAGCCGGAAATTTCTGCTTTGAGCACAAAGCCCAAAAGGTTAAATGGTGTCGGGTCGGAATGCTTGAACGTAAGGGCGATTGAGTCGCGCCATTCTGGCGGAACATGCTCGTCAATGCGACCTGTAAAGATGCCAGTAGTTCCTGACGGGTAGCCAATGGCAAAACCGGTTTCGTCAGGCGTGTTGTTGAGCGTTCCACCCATGCTGCTTTGAAGTAGCAAATGGATGCGCTGCGCATTGAATCGGCGACCTTGAGCCGTGCCGTCCCGAAGTATTAGCTCAATCGGCATTGGTTGAAGCGTCGCTGTGTAAGGCAGTCCGACAAAAAGCGAGGTAGCGGCTGCTCCGAGTGTGATGGCTCCGCTGGCAACTGTTTTGCTTTCAATCGTGGTGCCGTTTGCCCAAACTTTGACCGCCTTACCTTCAAGGTGTGAAAGACCCGTCACCGCTGTGCTGCTGGACTGCGTAATTTTTTTGGCGCAGTCGAGGTAGCAAAAATCTGTCGAGGTATCAAAATCGAAGGCTTGGGCCTTTGGATAAAAGCGCTCAATGTAGCGTTTTGTTGTCCCGTTGATGGTGCGATTGACAATCATCCAAACGCGATCTGCCTCGCCATTTCCTCGAAAAGTGGCGACGCTTTCAAAAGCTCCATCGGTTCTACGATTGAACCACGCTGTGATTTGATTGGCGCGATTGTATGAGAATCCCAACAATCGCCCATCACTGGTAACGCACCATAAAACTGGATCTGGCTCACTTTGGTAGGCCGTTTCCACAATCCCGGATTTCGTAATCGATTCCGATCTCAGAGTCATGTCATTGGCTTCGTAAGCGTCATTTGAAAACAAATACGCAAACTCGAAAATTTTCCGGCCAGTTGGCGAAACCCAAAGCAGTGAATCCTTCGTCTGGACAGACTGGACGGTAGATGAACCCGCTCGATTTCGCCGCACTGCTTGAACATTGGAAGGTTTTAGAACTTCAGATCCATCGCCTCCCCCTGAAATTGTCCATTCATCGCCGGCTGTGCCGACGACCAAGCCTTGGCGGAAACTGGCAATCCACCGCACGACGTTGGCTTCGTTGGAGTTTAACACGAGATCAAATCCATCGCCGTCACCCTCGCCCGTGCGAAAATTGAAAAAATCGTCAACGACACTGCCGCGAATGCGATTTGGTTCTTTTGCTGTGCCGCCAAACCATAGGCGCAAATTGTGAACAGCTACAGCCGCAGGGTATCCGTTATCTTCGGAAAATGCCGAGGTGTAAAAAGCGGTGGACGCGATGCTAATGGCAGGAGTTGGAACAACACTTCCAAAAGGCAAGGCAGCTCGAACTTTTAAAACCGTAGAAGATGTGACGGCTAGCACCGTGAATGGAATCTTGATTTGCGCGTCAGCAGCTTCCAGAAGCATGCCTGCTGGAGAACTTGATAATGCTTGGCAAAAGCCACCAAGGCGATACCACTCTCCCGCTGGTGCTGCTTCATCCTCAAAAAGAATGGTGCCCTGAGCCACGTCGCCAAGCGTCCACTCGCGAGCGACCTCCCAATCAACACCGTTATTTGATTGCTCAAGCCTCAATGCCCCAAGCGGAGACTCGCCGGATTTCCAAGATGATGAAACGGAAAAGCCTCCTTGAATAAAGATGGCTTGTGACGGTGTGTATTCAGAACCTGGCGTTCCTCCTGTCCACAAATTCAACGAAGCACCACGAGGTTGTGATCCGCTTGAATACCGATACAAAGAAGGTTCAACGATAAATTGATCCCCTGCATCAAGCCCAGTAAAAATAAGTGAATTTGATGCCGTGAGATTGTATTCAACTTCTGCACCTACCGCTAAACGCCAACGATTAGCCGCCAAATCGGTATTAAATGTGCCGCTCGTGTGGGCAATGAGGCAGTAGTATGCAATGCTGTTTTGTATGCGAATGTTGCCAACCGAGTAGGAAGTTGAAGTCGCCCAGTTTGAATGGTTATATGATATGGTCACCGTGTCGTTTTCGCGACTCAAATCGTGCTTTTTAAGGGGCGGGAAAATATAGCTGATCGGCTGCACAAGGAACGAATAACTCACCGCTGTTGTCGCCGCGTCGCTCCAAGCCGTATTGCGAATAAAGTTTCCAGTCAAAGTGTCCACTGGAATTGACTCAATAAGCAAAGGTTGATGCAATGGATGCACCAAGATCACCAACCTACCAACTTGCTGAAACTGAATAGCTGAAAGCTCTGATACCGAGTAATTGTTCGGCCATTCTATCACATTGCCAGTCAGCGCATACCAGTGCCCAGCCGCAAGTGCCGAAGCAAACGATGCGTCTTTTGCATTGTCATTCGCGATTCGAACGTAATTGGTGCCACTGCTGCTGACTAAATAACCAAGGTAATATGTGGTCGAGGTCGAATGCGACGGCACTGAATACCCTGACTTGATTTGCAAAAAAGCAGGATCGTTTTCTTTCCAAAAGCGAAAATAACCAGCCCCAACTTCAAAAATATAATTTTCGGTTTGGCTGATGCGTAGCGACACAAGTCGAGTCTTCTTCGTTGAGTCTTTGACCTCGCCAATATATTGCGTCCCTGGCGCTTTAAAAGCGCCGCCATAGGGCCGAACGATAAAATTGTCCATTGTCACGCACCCTGATCGGTATCCATCAAAATCAACTCGTCCGATCATGAGCGGTGATAGCTCGCCGGAGTTAAAATTGACTGAAAGGTGGTGGAAGTCGGGCATGGCTTATTGTGTGGAAATGAAGCCGCGACGTGCGCGGACAAGCGCGGAGTCGTAGGATGGTGGAATGGCGCGGCCTTTGCCTTGACGGGAATCTTTTTGCTTCGCCGCTGGTCCGATCAGGCGTTCAAACTGTGCTCGAAGCTCTGCGGATTTGCCAGCCGGTCCGGTCAGTTCCTCCGCGATGTAAGACGCCAGCACCAGGGCAAAAGCATTGATGAACTCCTGCGGCCAATTGGCAGTGTCGGTTTCTTGGAAAACGTAGGAAAGCAAGATCTCGTCAGCGTCGCACAAAATCTTTGAGCCTTCGACCGCGTAGCGCTGCGAATCTTCCTCGTTGCCTTCCAGCCCGTTGACCTTGTTCACGCGAAGGCAATCGTTCGGCCTTGCATGCTGGTAGTCCCAGCCAAACAAAGGTGCCAGAATCCATTCGCCCGTGTCGCTTGTATGGGAGCCGCTAAAAACAGATCCTTGTAGGTCGAAAGTATTGGCGTTGACGACCGTCACATACCACGAGCCGTTAGCCGCAGGGGCACCGGTTACTTTGCGGATGTGAACGCGATTGCCAGTCGTCAGGCCGTGAGACGTGGCCGTGACGCGGATCTCGTCACTTGCCCCAGCGTCAGCCAATGCCACGCCTGACAGCGCCGTCCAGGTCAGCGTCAAACGCGCACGTTTAGCAGCAAAGTTCCACGGGTGCGAAGCCAGTGCCTCGTCGCGTGCCGCATCAAACCACTTGCGGCAGACTCGCGCTTGCTGTGTGGCATCGGTGTCGAGGTTTGTCATCTCCTTGGCAGAGATGAGCGACAGCGCAAGATTGGCGATTTGAGTTTCAGTCATGGCTTTTTAAAATGAAGCCCTCGCCGCCCACATGAAAGACGACGAGGGCTAAGGACTCCACCAACCACGAGGAGATTTTAGGC